TGTTAACAAAAAGAAACCTCAAAACGCTGCTAAGATAGTAGATAACAAGGACACAAATGTAGGAATCAAATGAAAAAATTATTTGCTTTGTTATTATTTTTTCCATCAGCTGCATTTGCTGATATAAAACAGGAATTTGTAACGTCTGCTCAAATAACTGTTGATATGCCATATGTGGTTACAAATAAAGTAGGAACTACATATTCATTAAGTGGTAATAATATTACACCATCTGTGACTGTTGGAGATACTACAACATCTGGAAAGATTGGTGGGATTAACGTCGGTTCTTTAACTGCTGGCGTTCCTGCAATGATACAAACTGATACCTCAGTTACAAGTGCAGGTTCAGCTTTCAGTAAAACTGAATCAGTAATTATGGGAGATGCGACACCATCTACCGTAACACCTAGTTCGGGCATTGCAGCCTTACCAGTATTAGGTGGACAAACTACTATTGGATCAGGCGGTACAGCTGGCTCACTTGCTTTAACGTCATTGAGTTCTGGTGTTCACACCTGTACTGCTGGTGGTTCGGGTACAAGTTGTATCGGATCTACAAAAGTTACTATTACAATTGACTAGACTTTGGTTACTTATTATAATTGTATTACCTACTAAACTACTGGCTACACCTGTAGTCCCTCAGTTTCGTTCGGGGTCTCAAACAACCTCTTCAACTAGCCAAAGTGTTATTAACGAAACTATTACAAGTTATCAATACAGAACTGGTTACTCATATGCAGCAAGTGGACATAATATTGAATCAGCTACCGACAGCATTAATCCAACTCCAACACAATCAACAACACAAACTGTTGGAGGTGTAACTTTTAATTGGACAAGTCCAAACCTAGAATCAATCCCACGATGGCAGATAGCAACAGACGGAGCAGCTTTTTCAATTCAAGAAACGTTAATAACTCCCGGATTAGACACAGTTACAAACATAACAAGAACTATAACTACTTCTACAACCTCAGAAACTACAAGTACATTTGGGCAATAATTTTATTATTATTGCCTGTTGAAACATTTGCTAATACAACTGTTAGTAGTCCACAAAGTCAAAGTACTGGTGTAGTAAATAACAATGCTACAATGATAACTCCATCAAGTTTGCCACAAAATAGATATTCACAAGGAATTGTTTGCACTTCTCCTAGTTTGACAATAACACCATATTTAACTGATGCTTGGTCATTTAATAGACCAATCGAAACTGTTACTAGACAAGCAATATATGATGAAGATACTGGCGAAATAAAATATTATCAGGAAACACCACGGTTTGAAAAAGATAATTAT